GGGCTTATTGAATTTTACTTTGCATCTTTACTTTTAAATTATCCATAAAGCTGCCTATTCAAAAAAGGGATTAAGGTATTCTTCTGCAATCACCATTATATTATTAATTATTTTAATTTCTTCACCACCATTTTTAAATAAGTTAAATATTGGGTTACCACTTATTTTTTTATAGCTATCCACATATTTATTTAAATCTGTTTCTCTTGATACAATGTATGTTTTTTCTTTTGTTTGAATATAACTACCCTCAGTTATTTGTCCTTTCTCATAGTATTTCTCAAATTGATTTGCTGTTAAATGGACATTCACCACATATCTGACAACACCATCATCAATCTTATACCAATAATCTTCATTTTTGGATAATTTTATATACACATTGCAGCAAAAATAATAAACATATGTGGTAAAAACATTCCATGACTCAAAATCCTTTATATTGTTTGTTATTAAATTATCATACATTGTCATAATGTTGATTATAGTTAGTAAATAAGTTGGCATGTCCATTGTCTTGTATGTATAGATATTTATATATCTTTGCATGTTTATCAAAGTTTTGATACTTGGTAAATGATTTAGCTTAGATATTAAATAATTTTGCCTACTAAATCCTCTCGTTTTTTTCTTATATGGTTTTTCCATGTAAAGATCATTTGATGTTAATACCGGTAAATTTAGGCTTCTAACATCTTTGGAAGTCAATGTATCTATTGGTTCTTTATAAACCATCATGCTATCATCATAATCTAATAAACCTTCATCATTTTCTATATCATCATCTATAACAAAATCATCACTATAATCAAATTGACTAACGATGTTATAAAATTCAGATAATAATTTTGTTCCGGTTGCTTCTTTTTCTTCTATTATTTGATGTTTCTCACCCAAGTTTGTTTTTAAGTATTTCTGTTCATAAAATTCTGGTTTTGATTCTTTCTCATTTATGTTTTCTTCAAACATTAAGTCAACTAATTTATATAATGATTCTTTATTTTTGTATACACTGTTCCCTATATATTCTTTTATTCCCTTAAATATATAATTATATTGTCTATTCATCTTTAAATAATCACTCACTCTATTATTATGTATAATTAGCTTTTCCTGTGGAAATGTATTTTCTCTCCATAATAATTGCCCGTTAATATAATCATATAAAATGTTGTACTCAAATATTTTACTCATTGGTATTGTATCCAATTCTATGCTTGAATTATAAAGATTATTGTATTGTCTGCATTTCCAGAAAGGTAATGTAAATATTTTTTCTTTACCTACCATGACACTTAATCTTTTATCATTAATAAATGGAAATGGTTTCTTTGTTTTACTTTTTGTTCCTGAACTTTTATACAATGGTTCTCTTGACCTAAACAATGGTAACAAAAAATCATCTATCATTCTTAGTGGTATCTCCCTATTAACAAATTTATCATCAATAAAGTCTATTGATCCTATTATTTTATACTTTTTTATAAACAGCTCAGCCTCTTTTCTTTTTTTGAACGGTATTGTTGTTTTTTTTAATCTATTATAATACATATCATTTAAAAATTGGTCCTCACTTAACTTATTCACTAATCTTAATGCAATATTATAATACAAAGGTATATTTTTCTTGTTATAATCATTGTGAAAAATCAATATTGGGTCACTATTTTGATCTTTTAGTTGTATAACCTGATAAGTTGTGTTCATATGAGTAACTTGTAAAACAGTATCACCAACATATACTCCACCCCTTAATTGTGCTGTTTTACTATATTTATATGTGTAATTATAAATATTTTCTGTTAGATCATACAACAACATCTCCTTATTATACAATGCCATTAATAAATAGGATGCTATCTTCTTGATATTTATATCAGTTGTGTATTGTTCGAAGTAGTTTATTGTAAATTTTTCCAATGCTTTTCTGGTTGTTACAACTTCCTTTTTGTCATCTGTTAAATAATATTCTATTTTATCCAAATTGTCCCTAATTTCAGTATCTGTTAATTTTTCCTTCTGTTTATAATATGTGTATAAAAGACATGTATTCTCCAATATTTGTTGATAAAGATCAGGTGTATATTTATTCCCTTTGTAATAAAGTATATCACCTGTAAAAGGGTCAATAATTTTTGCTAAACCACTATACACAACATTACAAATATTGAATGGTATAAGATTATATGATAAAACATCAACTATATTATCTGTTAGTTGCCTTGTTGTGTAATTATAACCCATCATAACATTTGATTTTTCTTTACTTATTGACAAATCATTATAGACAGACAACACGCTCATGGGGTTTTTTTTATTAAAATAATTTGATGGTAACCTGTATTTAACTAACTCAACATCTCTTTCTATGCTTAGAATAGATTTACAGTTCCTTTTATCTTTTATAAAATCATCTTTATTAAAAATATATTGTATTATTGAGCCAGGCGAATTCACAATATCGACACTTTTTATCTTGCTTGGCGTTTTAATTGCTACTTGCAGAAGTTTTGTTTTAGGTTGCACTATTCTTGTATTAATCTTCAAAGAAGGTAATATACTATAAATTGCAGAATAAGTTGGATCACATTTTGTTAATATTCTAATGATATTTGTATTTTTTTCATTATTTATGTTCTGGTACTCATTTGATAGATTATTATAGTTTTTCTGATAGTTTACTTTATAATAATTGATCATTTCTTTCATTGTTAACATATCCTTCGGTTTATTGACGAGATCAGATGGTTCTAATGATATTTTTATTATTTTGTTCTTTACATAAGTTGATATTCTCATGGTCATTATTGTTCTATTTGCCTTTGTGTATGCTTCGATAAAGGATCTATTATAAAACATTGCCTTAAGCCATGTTATCAAATCCTCCACATTTCTGGGTTTTACTAGTCTATAAGATATATGTTTTTCCCAAAACGTTTTTAGTTCATCATAACTCATTTTTATTTTTTTTCTTAAATTGAGTATTGCTTTACTATTTGAATCATACATGAATTTAGGTGTAAAAAGAGAATAATTATAGTTCTCATCTTCAAAAAAGAAATCCTCTTTTTCCTTTACTTCCAACCCAAGATTATATAAATAAAGAACTTTAAGTCTATTTTGCAAACTTGATTGGGTATATATTCTGTAATTATTACCATTTCCTCTACAATATAAACTTAGTAATGGTAAAGGATCAGGTAAACCAAACATTTCTATTGGTGTGTTGAACATATCATAAAGATCATCACCAAGATTGTTTGTCATACCTGGGAGAACAGAATAGGCTTCTGCCACACATTTGACATGCAATCTCTGGAAAAAATATAAAAAAGACTGATTACAACCAACTCTCATACATTCACCTACTCTAGATAATGCTGACTCCATATCATCTTTATAACTTGTGCATGGTAAATTCAAATTAACTTCCTTTGATTTTTTTATTTGTGGGTAAATCATAATGCCATTAAAAGACATTTGGGAAACAAACTCCATAAATACATATTGACAACTTGTTTTCCTTTCACTATCATTATAACCATGCAATCTCATCATTATTTTATGCAATACTCTAAATTTCTCTAATTCATTTTTATCATGATATATTATAACTAGTACATAATCATCTGAATGTTCCATGTGTTCAACATGTAGATTACTATCAGGATAAATTCTCTTCCATGTACTTATTGTGAAATTTGTACAACATACTGCTTTGTAAGATGATGAGTAATTAAACATACCCTGTAAGAAATTTTGTGTGCTTTTTATTTTACCATTTTCAACAAGATTATGGTCATGTAACAAAATATCAGTATCATTGAGGGGGACAACTACTTTATTATAAATATCCATTGGTATTTGTATAGATTTTTCACTCCATGAATTAAATGTAGCTAGCAACATATTATACATATTATCTGTTATAAAATTTTTCAAAGCATAAACCATGCTTATAAAAGAACCCATTGTTTCAGCTGCTGACCATTTTGTACAATCACCATTCACAAAACACATTTTATGATCCCCCTCAAAAGGATAATTCATGTATGCTCTATCAATCATTTTTTGCATCTCAATCGTTTTCTTATCGCCAGGAACAGATATGGCTTCATTTGGTGAATTTTCTGACATTTTTTTAAAAAAATTCTCTGTACATCTAGCTAATGCTTTTGCACCCATATTTATCACATAAAATTCTCTTTTTGAACCATATTGAGATTTAATACATATATCTGCTATTACTTCACCATTGTCATTCTTTATAAAATCATTTGCAACTAAAACTGTCTTTTCCAAATTTGGCTTATTCTCCACTATATCCAATATAGTTTCAAAAACTCTTTGCCTAATTTTCCTCTCACCATAATAATTACTCTTTGTTTTTAGGTAATGTTGTTTATGACTATCCATCTCTTTTAACTCATTTGTTGGTACTCTATCAATAGAACCATATTTATATTTTATCATTTTTTGAAAATATTTCTCAGCTTGTCTCTTAGTTTGTTTTTCATCTTCCTGAACAATTTCTCTATCTAAATCACTTATTACTGCCTTTGTGCTTATTAATTCAGATATATGCTCATCATTTATTTCATGGGTATATTTTACAAAATCAGGTTTTTCTTTGTTTATTGTTTCTAAAACTGATCTGTGAATTATTGCAGAAGAGAATCCGATCTGTGTATCGTATGTTAAATATTTTTTTATGTCATCAATATTTTTCATAGATCCTGTTTTAAACATTTCATCTAATCTATTGTACTTGTCTTGGAAAGATAATATTGTTTTTATTGCTTTTACATTTTCATAGAAAACGTTAGATGGTTCCTTTATTGTATGTACATAAATAAATGCTTCATCCATGACTTCTTGTATATCATTTAAAATATAATTGCCCCATAAAGAAGGTATTGAGACATAACCACCCAATGATTGTTTAGATCTTTGACCCATGTAATATTCAGGCTTTGAAAATCTGAAACCTTCTAATGTGGACTCATGGATGTATGGTAATCTATCAAACAATCTATCTACTATCCATGTTTCCAATGAGCATCTATAAGGTGGACCAAATTTATCAATAAGTAATTTGTCAATATTCGTGTACAAAGAAAATGCTGACATATAAGCATATCTATTATCCATTAATAATTCTGATATTTTTTGATTAGAACATAATGATATAATTGTTCTTACAGAGAAAATATTATAATACTTACCCATTTGCATAAAAGAATCTCTGCTAGATAAACTCATAATACTATTCATGGTACTCGATAAAACACTATAATAAGAATCCCTCATGAATGTTAATTTAAAGGTTGGTAATCTTCTCCAATTTGACACAATCAAATAGTGACTTTCATCTATTTTGAATTTTTTAATTTTCCCAAAAAATGGTGTGTAATAATCTGGGTTTTTTGTCAAGACGATAAACATAAATGGTTTACCACTTTCTGACATTTTTATGTTGTAACAACCAGCAACTATACATATCATGTTTGGAATACCACAATTAAAAAAAGAAAAAGAATATGGTTTTAAATTTAGCAAAGAATGATGAAGCAATTGTTGGCATATGTAGTGACTAGATTTTAAGTAATGATAACATTTTGTGTTTTTTAAAAAATTATAAGTTCCCATATATTGATTAACCATTTCTTTTTTCATTTCTAGGAAAGTATAAGAATCATCAGAATAAACACCATCATAAAAATCATTATCTTGGTAAATACAATCTTCATAAGTTGACAGTGTATCAATCATATTTTGGGTGAATTTTGATGAGTCCATGCTTATGGTATCCTTCACATCCCATGTATCTGTATCTGGTTTATGTTTGAAAGCACCTATCCCCGTTTTGGACCATATTGAATGGAAGTTGTTTGTTACTTTTGATTTTTTTATATAAATGGCTTTTTGTTTTATTGGATAACTAATTTCATCAATATCATTAATATAATTATTTTCAACAAGAAAATCTCTATATGACTTATTTTGTGCCATATTATTATAGTCATTTTTTGATATAATATCATTAACAATATCTTTAATACTACTTGCATTCATGCTCAATGTTGTTCTTGTTTTTTTACTATAATTCTTAAGATCATACTTTTCTTTTTTGTTTCTACTTTTACTAACCTCTATGCATGCTTTCTCATGACTATATAGTTCCCTTGTATTTTTACCAAATTCATCAGTGTAAAATCCTTTGCTAAATATTTCCTTGTTAACAGTTGAATTTTTGCCTTTAAATGTACTTGTGTAGATGTCTGAAATTTCTAATACAAATTCACACCAGGATTTATTATCAACATTTTTCCTCAAATTTTCTTTGGTTTGACAGATATAATCCATAAACTGATATAAATACTTTTGTTCAGAGTTATCACCTTTGAATTTTTGGAAAAAATCAAAGTTTTCGACTTCTGGACATAAAAAATGATGAGTTGGTTTTGGTGATCTTTGTTTTCTATTATTCTTATTGTCATTCTCTATAAATTCCCTTGCAACCTTGAACTGATTTGACGTTAACTCATTATCTTTATATTTGTTATATAGGAAAGATTTATTATCTTCCAATATATCTTTAATACCATCATAAAACCCATCATAATCGAATTTTTCAACTGTGTTCCTTGTGATATTTATTTGATTAAATTTATCGTTAAAATCATTAAACACACTTGTGTCTATATCTAAATCATCATATCTACCAATATCATCAAAGTTACCTATGATGCCAAATTCTTTTTCTTTCCGCTCTCTGAAAAATCTTTTATTAATTCTCCTAGATATCCACTCAATTTTGTCTTCAATTATATATATTATGTTATTTAAGTATTTAAAATCAAATTCTCTTCTCATGTAGTTGTTTAGTTTATTTACTTCTCTCTCAAGATTATCAAGTGTAGATCTAACATTTATGTGTATAAAAACTGAATCAATATTGTAGTTTATTTTTAGGTATCTCAAAACAGGAACATATTTTTCTGCTTTGTTTTTTTCTGTTGATACAAGATCAAATGATAAGGAAACATCAATAAAAATATTCTCATCTTTGTGTTTTAAATAAATATCCGGTGTTCTTAATAATCTTTTATCATCATCATCTAGATTAAACACATCCTTAAAACTTTTTTCTTCTTCCCATTCATGACCTAAACAATCTAAACATAAATAGTGAAGAAAATTATGTCTTGTTTTCAACAAGTTTTTATAATAATCAAAGAGAGAATTATCATCATCAGGATCAACATTTTCGTGTGAATGAAGCAATTGATATCTCAAATCCCCTTTATGGCTCGAGAAATTAAGCATCCTTAGTTTATATTTTAAATATTTAAATGAAAAGTAAAATTCAATAAGCC